AGAAGAACGTATTGACAGTATTCCTATTGGATTCTTACGTGGATTAAATTGGAATGCTCGTTGTATTGTTGCAGATGAATCTCAAAACATGACTCACAAAGAATTGGTCACTTTAGTGACACGTATCGGTGAGTTTAGCAAAGTGTTTATTTTAGGAGATCCAGATCAAAGTGATATCAATGGTAAGAGCGGATTTCTTAAAATGATGAATGCATTTGATGATAATGAAAGTCGTGAAAACGGCATTCATACATTTAAATTTGATGAAGACGACATTGTAAGAAGCGCATTAGTTCGATTTATAATAAAAAAATTGAAACGATCCGTATAAAAATTATATTTATATTAAAATATGCCAACTCCTACAATTATAGAACAACCATCCAGCCAAACAATTTTAGTAGGCGATGGTGCTGTATTCAATGTTAACTCTATTGACGAAGGTCCACTTAGTTATCAGTGGTTCAAAGATAATACCGAAATCATAGGTGCTACGGGTAATACTTATATTATTCAGACAACTACACTAAATGACAGTGGTGATTATAATGCAACTGTAACTAACGGTGATGGTACTACTACAAGTAATATTGCAACGTTAACGGTTAATGTGCCGGTTCCACCATCTCCAACCCTACCTACAATTACATCATTGTCTACAAATATCGGTCCTGCTAACCAATGGATTTATATTTTTGGAACCAACTTTATAGCAGATCAAACTCACGTATTTTTCAATACATTAGATTGTGGCAACGTGTTTGTTTTTAGTGCCGAACAACTTGGTATTTATTTATCTTCAGAGGCAACTGGATCTGGATTTTTTAAGGTGGTTACATCTGATGGAGAATGCACCAGCGACATTGAATACACCGTTGGAAGTCCAACATTGGCACCAACAGTAACTGATTTGCGTGATCACCCAGATCCAAGTTCAAAGTGGGTCTATGTTGACGGCACTGAGTTTGTTTCAGGACAAACCACAATCACTTATGACAGTGGTTCCAAAACGGTTGACGTATTTGTTTATACCGTAAACACTGGTGGTTTTGCCAAGGTCGATATTGCTGACGTAATCACAACTATCACATTGACCACACCAAACGGGTCTGCTGAGTTTACAGCAAATCCCGTGATTCTATAATACGAATTAAATAATTGACGAAAGCTCTTTTTTGGTATAGGATGTAGTTCATGACTAAATCTTATACTGAAAAAGAGCTTTTTGCTAATTACGAAAAATTTCTAAAACAACTTGAAAAATTCTTTTCTGGTGAACGACTTGAAAAGTTGAAGCATCTATATAGTGAGAATGAATATGGTTATCGTGTTATTATGGCACCGGCGAGCGCAAAGGAACATTTTCATAACGCTTATGTTGGTGGTTATCTAGACCATATTATGAATGTGTTGACAACTTCCTTTGGAGTTAAGAAGTTGTATGAAGCCCGTGGTGGTACTATCGATTTCACTGATGAAGAATTGGTATTTTCTGCCATTCATCACGATCTTGGTAAGTTGGGTGATAAGGAACAGGGTGAATATTATCAGATTCAAGAAAGTGATTGGCACCGAAAGAATCGTGGTGAAGTTTTCAAGTTCAATTCAAATCTACAATATATGGATGTCGTTGATCGAGCGTTGTTTATTCTACAACAATATCAGATTCCATGTACTTGGAAGGAAACTTTGGCAATCAAGTTGTCTGATGGTTTGTATCATGAAGCCAATTCGTCGTATCTCAAGTCCTACAATCCAGATCACGAACTTAAGACAAATTTGCCGCGTCTACTTCATGTAGCTGACTATATATCATGTAGATGTGAATATGATATGTGGAAGCTTGAAAACTAAGTTATGAACAATGAATCAATTTTTGTCCAAATAGCATCTTATAGAGATCCAGAATTGATACCGACAATTATGGACATGTTTGAAACGGCCAACAATCCGGAAAATTTAAACATCTGTATTTGTTGGCAACATGATGATATTGAAAATTTAAGTCTGTTACAGAACTATCCAAATATCAACATTATTGATGTTCCTTATTATAAGAGTAAGGGTGCTTGTTGGGCAAGAAACTTGATTCAACGTTATTATAATGGAGAAAGATACACATTACAGTTGGATTCCCATCATAGGTTTGTACAGGGATGGGATTCGTTGTTGAAAGAAATGTATGCGCAGTGTGTTGATATGGGAAGTAAAAAACCTCTTATCACCACATATGCGCCTGCATTTGACCCATTTGAATCAAAGGAAAATTTTGAACATGTTCCTTGGAAAATGGATTTTCATAAGTTTACAGACGACGGCACTGTAATTTTTGCACCAAACCCTATCACAGATTATGATAAATTGACACAACCAATTCCTGCAAGGTTCTATTCTGCACACTTTGCTTTTACTGATGGATCGTTTTGTGATGAAGTTCCGCATGATCCAGATTACTATTTTTACGGAGAAGAAATAAGTATTGCCGTTCGTGCATTTACACATGGTTATGATTTATATCATCCGCATAAAGTTGTAACTTGGCACGAATATACACGATCTGCTCGAATAAAACACTGGGATGACCACGATCTAACAAAATCTTCTACCGTAGACAAATCGTGGTGGGAACGTGATACTGAATCTCATAAAAGAAACAGAGTATTGTTTCAGATGGAAAATGATGTGAATATATGCATTCCGACAAAATATCAAATGGGATCGGTTAGAACAATCAAAGAGTACGAACGGTATTCTGGTATTAATTTTCTAGATCGTACCGTTTCTGTTTATACGTTGTCTGGGAAAAATGCACCCACACCTTATAATCAAAATTATGTATGTGGAAAAACAGTCAATTACACCGACTTAAAAACGATTACTAAGAACATTGTAATTGACACGTCTAAATTATATTATGATAATACACACTCATTAAAAATTGAAATATACAATTTAAACAATCAACTTTTAGTATCTCAAAGTTTAGAAAAAAAGTTAATAGAAACTTTGTTAAACCAAAATATTTCTCCAAATATTTCTATTAATTTCAATGTAATCGTCGAAAGTTCTTACTATTTTAATCTGTATATTATGGATCGATTTGATAGAACTTTACACCAAGTGCAAAACAATTTATGAGAAAGTTGAATGACGTAACTTTGGTATGCGTGTCGTCTGTGAAACTTCAACAATCATTGATGGCTATGCGATATTGCATGAATCAAATTGAGTTTGCAGATGCAAAATTCATTACACATGAATACTGTGTGTCAGATGAAGATGGAATTAAAGTTGAACACTGTCCCCATTTGACATCGATGGAAGCATATAGTCATTTTATGATTTATGACTTACATCGATATATTAATACCAAATATTGTTTAGTAGTTCAGTCAGATGGATTTATTGTTAATGCTGATGTCTGGGACGATGATTTTTATAATTATGATTACATTGGCGCACCATGGCCGTTAATTGAAGGTCACTTTTTAGATCCGGCTGGAAATCTTCGTCGTGTTGGTAACGGTGGGTTCTCATTTAGATACAAGAAACTTTTGGAAGTGCCTACCAAAGAATATGTTCCATTTGTAGCAACGACGCATGGTGACTATTATAAACACAATAATACAGGCGTTTGTGCTGAAGATGTAGTTATTTGTATACACAATGCTTTATTATATGAAAAACACGGTTGTGTTTTTGCACCATATGAAGTTGCCTGTAAATTTTCAAGGGAGTGTACTGTAGATATGAACTTACAAAAACATACATTTGGTACACATGGACCTATGAATATATGGATCAATGAGTTTGATTTTTCCAACAAAACTGAATATTTTATTTGAATTTTTATCGGGGTTATCACTATATATTTTTTGATGAGACAAAGTGTTTCATCCTCTTAAGTCCAAAAGATTAAGAGATAATAGGTCCAAAAGGACTATTAACTAAAGGAAAATATATTATGAGTAGTCTAAGTAAGTTTAATAAAAACACACTTCGTGCGGTACATCGTGACGAATTCTTAACGCCATTTGACAGAATTTTCGACGAGTTCTTCGCCGCTAACGTTCCTAGTTTCACACAAGATTTTGGTGTGGACTTTTTTGAAAAAGGATCATATCCAAAGGTCAATCTTATTGATTTTACAGACCGAGTGGTAATTGAAGCGGAGATTCCCGGTCTTGATAAGTCTGACGTAAACGTCGAACTTGAAGCCAATGTTTTGACCATTGTGGGTAATAAATTGGTGGTTCCTAATAAAGAAAGTGGCGAGACAGGAACATACATACGACGTGAGTTGAAACGTTCAAGTTTCCGTCGTAGTTTCACACTTGGTGATAATATTTTTAAAGATAACGTTGAAGCAACGTTTCAAAACGGTATGTTGACCGTTACTTTACCAAAGATTAAACCAGTTAAACCTGATGTTAAAAAGATCACTGTTAAGTGAATAAACAAATAAGTTATATGACCCTCATCTTAATAGATGGGGGTTTTTTACTTTGTTTGATATTTATATACTATGAACAGAAAC